AAAACTTGCAAATTTAAACAATAAGGAAAAAGACGAGCTAATTGAAATGATGGCAAGGCAGTTGGGCTTGTTATAGGGTTGTGCCATGCCACTTAATAAAACAAACATTTTATTTCATTATATGAAATTAATATATAATTATTTTTACAATATGGTATAATGGGGGGGATTTTTAATTTGAGCGTATACAATGAAAATGAATTTAATCAGAGTCAGTTTTTAACCAACGGAGAATACGGTGAAGATGGAGAATTGTTGCAAGGTTATAATGTTAAATATGGCTATCCATATGGCACTGAAGTAACCCCATCTCCAACTTCTTATTCTAATAAATATACGTTGTATGTATATGATTATGATAGCAACAGTTATGTAATGCTTAAAGATGGAGATATAAATGCATATAATGAACATTCTACATTTTTAAACGGAGAGGCATTTGGAATAAAAAATGTAAGAAATATAAACGGATACAAAGAATTGTCCTTCAATATACCATATCAAATTGTTGAAAACAATGAATTAATAGATAATTTTAGAGTCCCATATTGCACAGAAGAATATAGAGTTAGACTGCAAATCAGAGATAAAATTGATGATTATATAATTAAAGAAATAACTGATGGATATTCCGATGACGGATTAAAATTTAGACAAGTTAATTGTTGGCATTATGCTTTTGCTAGATTATCTCAATCTGGAAATCAATTAGATTTTGAATATATAGATAATGCAAAAAATATATTGACAAATGTATTGAATGGTAGCGATTGGTCTGTTGGAACAGTAGAAACTTTTTTTGAAGATGACAATGTAACAGAAAAACTAAGAACGCTAAAAGCTAATGGCAACACAAATAGATATGAGCTAATTCAACAAATAGCTGAAATTTTTAGTGGATTCCCTAAATTTAATACAATTTCAAAAACAGTTGACCTCTTTAAAGACGCTAGAGTAGACAAGGGTATAGTTTTTAAATATGGCAAAAATATTAAATCATATTCTTTGACATCAACTACGAAAGAACTTGCAACTAAAATATGGGTTGAAGGTGGAGAAAGCAGTTCTGAAATAATTTACATAGACGATGTAAATCCAACAGGAGAGCCATATATATTAAATTTTGGATTCTTTATAGAAAAAGGATTAATGACAACAACACACATTACGGCATATGAAGATTTTGAAACCAATATAGCTATAATCAATACAAATATTAAAAATACACTTGCAATAATAGGATCTTTGCAATCAGATTTAGTATCAAAAGAGTCTACATTAGAATTTAAAACAACACAAAAAACATCAAAAGAATCTACGGTAACTGCATTAACAAATCAAAGAAATGTGACCCAAGATTCTGGCGAAAGAGCGGCTCTACAAGCACAAATTGATGCGTTAAACGCAGAAATATCAACTTTAAATAGCGAAATTTCAATATTGGAAGGCGAAATAGCTACAATAGAAAGCGATATAGATTTATATACAGATAATTATGTATCATATATTGAAAGCAAAAACACAGAGCTACAAACTTTTGAAGATGTTTGTGGTGATTTTATTAGAGAAAAATTATATAAAAATGACAATTACACAAATGCTACTGCATTATTTAAAGACGCATTAGAAGTTTCTCAATTTGCGTCATATCCACAATACGAAGAAAAGATTGATATATTAGACTTGTCTAAATTAACTGGATACGAAGTTGAAGAATTTGATGAGTATACAAAAGTTCAAATAGAAATTGATCCATTGGGAATTGTTTCAGATGGACAAATTAGAGAAATTGTCCAAATATTAGATGATCCAAGACAAAACACAGCTACCATTTCTACTTTTATAACCGATTTTGAAGATTATATGTCTAAGTCATTTAGTTCTACAAATGATTTACAGATAAGCAAAGAAATGTATAATCGTGCAAGAGGTTTAACGCCCACAGGCATGGTCGATAAAGATTTTTTACAACAAGCATTAGACCAAGCAAGCTTTTATATCAATCAACAATCTAATTCTTATATTGACCCAGTGGAAGGATTTATCTCTAAAAATCTTGAAAATCCAGATCAGCTTGTTAAATTAAATAGTGGCGGTTTAGCAATATCAAACGATGGTGGATTGACTTGGGAATTAGCATTAAGCTTTAACGGTCTTGTTGCCGAAGCGATTAAGGCAGGTGCGATTGATACTAGGTATATTAAAATTTACAATTCACTTGAAGGCGATGGAGCAAGATTTTATATTGATGGAAATGGATTGTGGGCATATGACGAATTAGGCAATTTAACTGTTTCTATAACCAATAATGGTGATGCAACTTTCGCAGGTTCATTAACAGCAGCTACAGGAACTTTCGCAGGTTCATTAACAACAAACGCAATAATCGCAGGAACAGTTGGTGCTGGAAGTTTGACGGTTGGTGGAAGTTCTATCAATGGTGAGATTAACGTAAAAGATGCTAGTGACGTGACTAAAGTAAAAATTAATAGAAATGGAATAACTCTTGCAGATGACACCGAAATTGTTGGTGGAAACGGAGTGTTGAGCTTATTACATTTTACAAATATGCCAGATATTAGTGAAGTTGCATTTGGAAATTTTGTAAGTTATGGATATGATGAATTTTCTACATCAAACAGACCCAGTTTTTTAACAGGATATATACCCCCAAACTTTGTTTCTCAAGGTTTTAGATTGTTATTAAGATTTATGAGTATTTATGATGTTGCCACAACAAGTTATTATGTTCCACAATCTAACAGAGTTTATTTAGGCAGTTCTCAGAGTGTTTATGTTGACACTGACAATTTGGAATTGGGTGCTGGTGCAGATATAATTGACAATACTGTATATACAAATTATACCTCATCTTGGTTTGGTACGTCCAACATAAATCCAACCGCTGGGTCTACAATTAAATCTTATGTAGCAAATGTAAGCAGTGGAGTAAGTTCGTTATTTCCATCAAACACCACATTTAATTTAAAAACACAAAGTGCAGGCTCTTTGAGTTGGACAAACAAAGGGTACATTGCAATAGATTTGTTTATCTATGGTTATTATCAATAATCTTTAAAGGAGGAGTTATATATATGACAATATTAAAAATAGCATTTGATGCAGGACATGGTTTGGGAACGTATGGGAAAGAGATCCCTAGTTACATGGGTAGTTTTGACTTAAAAAAGGAATGGGAATTAAATGAAAGAATTACAAGATATGCCGAACAACTGCTCACAGAGTATGAAAATGTAGAAGTTTTAAGACTTGATGATATCACAGGGAAAAGAGATGTGCCACTTTCAGAAAGAACTTCTAAGGCAAATAAATGGGGTGCAGATATATTAATATCAAATCATCACAATGCAGGAATTGGTGGTAAAATTGGTGGTGGAACAGTTGTTTTCAGATATCCTAATTCAACTAAATTTACTAAGACAATGCAAAAAAGTCTATACAATTCTTTGGTTGAAGAAACAAGCTTAAAAGGCAATAGATATTACCCAACGCCAGAAGCTAATTTTCACATGTTAAGAGAGTCGAATATGCCGGCAGTTTTAATTGAGCATGGATTTATGGATTCAAAAACAGATTTACCAATTATATTGACAGACGAATTTGCAAAACAAAGTGCAAAAGGGTTGGTCAATTGGTTGGTTAATCAATATAATTTAATCAAAAAGCCACAAGAAGAGATTGTTATTGATAATAAAAAAGAGTTATTTAGGGTTCAAACTGGTGCTTTTGGAGTCAAATCTAACGCCGAAAAATTAATTAAAACAATTAAAAATAAGGGTTATGATGCACTTTTAGTTCAAGATAATAAACTTTATAAGGTTCAAGTTGGCGCATATTCTAATCGTGAAAACGCAGAAAATATGTCAACAAAACTTGCAAAAGATGGTTTTGATAATTTTATAACTACTAAACAAGGCAATATTATTACAATATCTCGTTCTGACACTCCTGTGGTAGAAATAAAGTCTGAGACTGTGGTTAAAAATGACATAGAAGAATCAAAGGAGTTTGTTGGTGACAGAGCAAAAGAGCTACAAGAAAAATTGATTAAATCCGGATATCCTTTGCCAAAATATGGTGCAGATGGTGTTTATGGACAAGAAACGCACGATGCTTTAATTAAATTCCAAAGGGAAAATGGTTTGACCGTAGATGGATTGGCTGGCAACGCAACTTTTGCAAAATTAGATGAAATAATAAAATCTAAAACCAGTCAAACAACTAAGAGCAATGTTTTAATCAAAGAACTACAAATAGCTTTAAATAAAAATTACAAATCTAATCTTATTGTAGATGGAATTTATGGGGAAAATACTGAATCAGCATTAAGCAAAATTGTGCTTAAAAAAGGTGCAAAAAATGATTTGGTTAAAATATTACAAAAGAAATTAACTTCATTAGGGTTTTCGGCTGGGAGAGCAGATGGTATTTTTGGCATCAAAACTGGAAATGCGGTCAGAAGTTTTCAAATTAAACAAAAAATAAGCGCAGACGGCATTGTTGGAAAACAAACTTGGTCTAAATTATTTTAAATTAGGAGGAATTTTGATGGAAAATATATTAGCAATATTATTTGAATATAGGTATTTGGCTGTTGCTGTAGTTGGGTTTGTAGTTTTCGCTATTTTTGAATACGAAACGCTTAAAAAATATATAAATGCTGGAATAGTAAAAGCAGAAAAATGGGCTAAGGAACAAACTTTGGCAGATGGGCAAGCAAAAGAAGATTGGATTGTTGATAATATATATCCAATTTTGCCAATGAGAATCAAAATTTTTGTTAAAGAATCAATGTTTAGAAGCATAATTAGATTTTTTTATAAAAAGTTGATTGATTGGCTTGACGATGGAAAGCTAAATAATAGCATTTCATAAAATATAGATTTTATCGTAAAATTAACACCATATATAGTGTATATTGATAGTGGTATACACTATATATGGTATACATATAGGAGGTCGATGTATGAGAATACATGGTGGCAACAATATGCGTGGAAGTTTGTACGAAGCACTGACAGATATTAACACGATTGCCAAAATCAAAAAAGGACATACATTTGTTGGGATGGAATTTCCTTTTAATATGACAATTTATGACATTAACTCTCAGTTGCAACCTACGAACTATGAAATTGTTCAAGTAACAAGCATTACACCAACAACGAACTACGATGAATTTGCAATTACAAGAGGTCAAGAAAATACAAGTGCTATTTCACATCTCGTCAATAAAAATGTAGCGAATTTGATTACGTGGGAAATTATAAATGCAGTACATGATGAATTGGATGTATTAGACGCAAACATTGGAGGTTTGACATATACGGAACAAAATTACGTAACAAATGGCGAATCTCTTAGCGATTCTGTTGATTCTATTGATACAAATTTAAAAGATGTAGACGATAAAATTGGCGATTTATCGACTTTAACCACAACTGAAAAAGGTTCTGTGGTCGGAGCAGTGAATGAACTTGACTCTGGTTTATCGGACGTTTATACCAAAGCGGAAGTTGATGCGTCTTTGCAGGAGGTTACGAAGTATGTTTACTTTGACGACATTTTAGGCGAATACGTAAACCTTGACAAGTTTTGGGATTACCAAAGAGATGGTCGAATTTATACTGTTGAATTTAACCAATATTCAGTTACGCCTACACCGACAGGCACAAAATTAGACGATAACGCAGGGCTTGTTTGCGAACCATCAACAAATACAGTTCGTGGTCAAAACGACTATGAATCAATCGGTTTATTTCGTTCCATAGACGTAAATGCCTACGTTGATGAAAATGACAATTACCACGTCACAGCGATTAAAGGCGACTCAAATTTTAACAAATATGGCGCAAACGGTGACGTATATGTAATGGCTATGGCTGGATATATTAAGCGATATTTCGATGGTGATGTTTGGAGAATATCGTATAGCGATTTTCCGTACGAAGGATTTGAGATACTGGACGAAGCAGTTAAGCCAGACGGAACGATTAGACCATATTTGCTACACGCTAAATATGTGGCAGGCAGAAATCCTAATGATGGAGAATTAGCAAGCATATCAAATGTTGCACCCGAATATGTAAATATGTCGCACAACGGACAGATAACGGAGTTTGCATCAAAAGGTGTTCAATATAGTGGCAAAACTTCACATGACGATTTTTATGTACAACTTATGTTTTGGCTAAAATACGCAACAACCAATTCACAATCTGTTTTTGGTGGATGCTCAAGCTATTATGTGCAATACAACAATTTATTAGCAGAAACAGGTGTAAACAGAGTTGTATTATCAAACGCTAATGCTAATTATTTATTAGTAGGTAGCACTGTGTCCATTGGAAATGCCACGACAACAGACAGAGCAAATGCAAGCGTACACGATTTAGCTGATAGAGTTAAAATAACAGCTATTGTAGATTTGGGTGATGGAACAAGTGCAGTTTATGTAGATTCTGTTAATCCTATACAATTCGACACAACTTTATCAACTAAAATATCAACTATGCCGTGGAATAGTGGTGGTTGTGATGATGTTTTAGGACAAGATGGTTCTCCTTATAATAATTTATCCAACAAAGAACCCTTTATAATCAACGGCATAGAAGTAATGGTTGGTGGATATGAAATTATTCAAAACTTAATAATCAACAATGATAATACGGGCACATATAAAATAGAAGTTTATGCTTGCTATGATTGTCATAATTATGCAACGTCAATTACAAGTGATTATGATCTAGTGGGTTATCAATTAGCACAGACTAACAATGTGTGGCAATATTTAAGTAAAATTGGAATAGACAATAATAACCCGTCGGTTATAGTTCCGATAGAAACTGATGCAGGATCAACAACTGGATTTGCAGATGGAATTTATACAAATTCACCAATTACGGGAACTCGGGTGTGGCTGTCGTTTGGCGCTTTGAGCGGTGGCGTGCTTTGCGGGTTGCGCTTTTTGGCTGCGAGCCTCTCGTTGGCGTCCTCGTACTGGCTTCTCCTTGGTCGCCTTTCAGCAACTGGGCGAAGCCGTAGGCGAAGCTAGGGTGAATTTAATCAGCACGGCTGATTAAAGAGGGCGAAGCCCTTATATATAAGGACTTATAGCACAGCTCCTGGGTGTGGCAGTCGTTTGGCAATTTGAACAATGACGTGATTTACGGTTTACGCTATTTGAATGCGAACAACTCGTTGACGAACTCGAACTGGAATATCCTTGGTCGCAATTCTGAAGATTATTTGAAATAGTTACGTGTGCTATATTTCTCTACTATAAGTAGATTTACTTGCTTTTTAAAGCGAAATTGAGTCGAACCAGCAGTGGCTAGTAAGAATTTGTGAAAGTCATTGAGACTTCAGAAAGATTTAAACACTTAGGAGTGATTATATAAAAAGATATTGTAAAAATGTAGATATAACAAATATTGACTTTGTAAAAAGTTGTGTGTATGAGTATTTGGATGAAAAATGGAATAGAAATGACGTAAAAAATATGCTTGTTAAGTTTTCTGATTTTAATATAAATCAAGTTGATTTTTTAGTAAAAAATGACAAATCAAAATTTGATTCCGCAATAAACAGAATATCTATACATATATCAACTATGATAAAAAACAAAAAGTTAAACTTAAAACCTATTAGATATTTTGACAAAATAGATGAAATGAGCGGGAAAATCCGCAGGCTTGGCGTTGAAGAGCCTTTGCATCAAATTTGCGATTATGTTGCGGTTAATGGCGCAAAAGAGATGTTGTCGGCAAAAATAGGCGTTTTTCAGTGTGCGTCTTTGCCAAGCAAAGGACAGTCTTATGGCAAAAGATGTATAGAAAAATGGATAGCACAAAAGGGTTTTAAATATTATGTCAAAGGTGATATCAAAAAATGTTTTGAATCAATAAACATTAACAAAATGAAGAAACTAATAAATAGAGACATAAAAAATAAAACTTTAGTTTGGCTTATATCTTCGCTATTAGATATGTTTGAAAAAGGACTATCCATTGGGTCATATTTATCGCAATATTTTTGCAACTATTATCTTTCTTATGCTTATCATTTCGCATCTGAAAGACTTTTTAAAATCAGAAAATCAAAACAAGGAGACAAATATGTTAGGCTTATTAACCACGTTTTATTTTATATGGACGATTTTATTTTAACGTCTAATAATAAAAAGTATTTAAAAATGGCAATGAAATTAGTTGTTAAATATTTAAAAGATTTTTTACTATTGATAGTTAAACCTGTTTGGAAAATATGTAAGTTTTCTAATACAGAGCCGATAGATATGATGGGGTTTGTTTTTAGAAGAGGAAGGACAACAATTAGAGCAAAAATATTTATAAAAACAAGGCGTTATTTTTTAAGTTTTGTAAAGTTATCAAGAAAAAATATGATAATTAAAATTAAACTTGCAAGACAAATTTTATCTGCGTTTGGTTGGTACAAACATACAAATTCAATAAAAATAAGAAATAAATTAAATGTAGATATAATAGTATTTATGTGCAAAAGAATTGTAAGTTTATTTGATAAGGGGGTATACAATGTATTCAGAATATCCAAATCAACAAAAGGAGGTTTCAATTTATCCTGTTGGTCGGTTTAGCGATGTTTATTTGCGTAAACCACAAGGTAAAAAAGAAATTGAAGGTGGCGGAATTTTTTATATTTATGATGAAGTGCAATTAAGACTTGAGGATAAAGTTAGCGAAGAATATGTTTTAAAAAATTTTGATACGCTATTCGAGTCTGCTAATAAAAAAGAAATATCTATTGAAGAAAAAGTGATTGAACACGATAGTAAAATCGTCACATTAGAAGAAGTCATTGACGTATTATTCGGAGGTGTATGATGGACAGAGAGAGACTGGAACAAATCAAGAAAGCCAAAAATGAAATGAAAGAAGCTTTAAAAGACAAAGACAAGAAGAAACTTACAAGAAAAGAGCTAGATGAG